TATTCCATTAAATGTTATTTCAAATTTAATTCGTTTTGCAAATGTATTAGAATTTAATGAAGCTAGAATAAGTGGAGAAAATCAAATTAATTTTCAAATTAGAAGAACATATGATTTTCCTCTTTCTAATATATCAAATTCATTATCTAATGTTCATTGGTTTAATTTATTGGGTTTTTATTTTACAAATAATTTAAAAAAATATTCTTTAGATTGTAATATTTTAGATTACGGAATTGAAAAAATTAACAGTATCAGTGTATTAAAATATAAAGAAACAGGTTTTTATACTTGGCATGTAGATCATTTTGCACAAATACCAAGAACGATGAGTTGTATATTATTATTAAATAATGATTATGAAGGTGGCAATTTATGTTTTAGGAATCCAGATGGATCTAAGGAATGGGAAGTGGAAGTAAAACCTGGTAGAATGATTATTTGGCCAAGTAATTTTTTATATCCTCATACAGTTAAACCAGTAACGAAAGGAACAAGGTATTCAGTAGTGGCATGGGCGATTTAAATTATAAAGTAATTGATAATTTTTTAGAAAAAGAGGCATATAAAAATATTCAAAATGTATTTATGTCACCTGATTTCCCTTGGTATTTTCAAAAAAGTATGACAGGTAAGGACAGTAATTTTTTTTCACATTCAATTTTTAAACAACATATTGTTTTTTCTCCTCATTATGAATTAATGAATCCTTTTTTAATTAAAATGGAATGTAAAGCCCTATCTGAAATAAGATTAAATTTAACTATAAATAAATACGTACAAGAATCTTCAGATTGGCATGTAGATAGGGTATATAAATGTTTTACTTCAATATTTTATGTAAATACAAATAATGGATATACTCTTATTGATGAAGATAAAAAAATTAAAATAGAAAGTAAAGAAAATAGAATGTTGATTTTTGATTCTCAAATTAAACACAAGGCAGTATCACAAACAGATGTTGAAAGAAGAATAGTAATAAATTTTAATTATTTTTAAAATGATTATTTTAAAAGAAATAAATTATAAATTATACAAATCAAATATAATAATAAACAATAAAATTGATTTAATAAAAAATATTTATAAAATAAAAGATAAGATATGTAATTCACTGAATTCAAACGAAACAACTTGGATATATGCCAAATATAATTTTTTTCAAGTATCCTCTCCAGAAATAAATTGTTATTATATATATAAAGAATTAAAAAAAATAATAAGAGATTTTGCTAATCACAATAGACCACTTTGGTTTCAGTCTTGGTTAAATTTTCATATGCCTAATGAAGTATTAGAATGGCATAATCATGAATGGCCTTTTCATGGTTATATTTCAATTGATGCTAAAAATACAAAAACTATTTTTGAAGATTATGAGATAAAAAATGAAGATGGAAATATTTATATTGGACTAGGGAATAAAAAACATAAAGTTGAGGTTTTGCAAAATTATGATACTCCTAGAATAACAATAGGGTTTGATGTCACTGAAAATAATGATATATTTCGTATGAATTCTTTTTTACCTGTAGATTAAAAATGACATCAATAAAAAATTTTAAATATAAATTAATTAAAAACTTCTTAACAAAAGAAGAAATTAAATTATTAACTGATTATTGTAGAATAAAGCATAGAATTAATTTTAATTCTTTTGATTTCAAACAAAATAATAATGGAGATACTTATTTTTATGGAGATCCAGTAATGGAATCTTTAATGATTAATAAATTAGAATTAATGCAAAAAGAAACTGGTTTAGAGTTATTATGCACTTATGCATTTTGGAGAATGTATACAATGAATGCAGATTTAAAAAAACATAAAGACAGAGCAGCTTGTGAAATTAGTGTTACTGTTATGATAGGTTCTGATGGAACACCTTGGCCAATTTATATGGATGGAACAGAAATTAATATGGATCCAGGAGATGCTGCCGTATATTTAGGATGTGAAGTAGAACATTGGAGAGAACAATTTAAAGGGGATTGGCATACGCAGACGTTTTTACACTATGTAGATAAAAATGGTTCTAATAAGGAATGGTTTAAGGATAAACGACTTTTATATGGTACTCAAAAATGAATTTAAAGTTTTACAATAAAGAAAAAAAAATAAATACTTTTATTGTAACAGGCAAAGTAGATAATGAAAAAATTTTAAATAATTTAATAAATTGTGTGAGAGAAAATGAAAAAAAAGAATTACATAGTACAACTAACGTAAAAGGAAAATTTACGGGTTTTAAAGGAGTTGTTTCGAACCAAGATTTTCATTATTTTTTAAAATTAATTGAACCAGCAATAAAAGTAATTTTTAATAATAATTTTATTGTTTATGATGCTTGGGGAAATATTTTAGAAAAAGATGGAGAAGTTTTAGAACACGACCATATTGGTACAACTGCTTTTTGTGGAATTATTTATTTATCTGAAAAAGGACCAGGAACATATTTTAGAGATTATGATCTTACCATTGAAGAAGAAATTGGAAAATTTGTTTTATTTCATCCTATTTTATCACATTCAGTAAAAAAAATTAATGAAAACATAGAAAGAATTACTGTCGCTTTTAATTGTAATAAATATAATTCATGGACTATAAAGGATAAATAAAAATGAAATTTAAACAATACACTGATGGATCATGCGATATAGAATTTTCTAAGGAAGAAATAGAAATATTAATTAAAAATGGAAAATTACATTTATCAGATGAAAATTTAAGACATTTTGGAAATAACTTAATAAAAATAGTTTCTGATTGGAATTTAAAATTTAAAAAAGAAATAGCAGATAAACAAACTTTTACCCATACTGAAATAAAGGCAGAATAAATGAAAATTCTAGGAATAAATATTTCTCATGATTTTTCAATATGTGTTTATGAGAATAAAAAAATAACCAAATTTTTTATGGAAGAAAGACACATATTGAAAAAAGGTTTTAAGCCAGAAGACATGTTTAAAATTAATCATTTTATTTTTTCTATATTCAAAGAAATAAATTTTAAACCAGATTTAATAATTTATTCAAGTTTTGGAAGAATATGGAGTGAAATTTTTGACGAAGAAATAATACAACAAATACAAAAACAACTTGATCATCCTCCTTTTTATTTTAATAAGAAATTACACCATGTTTATCATGCGTGTTCTTCTTTTTATTTTTCTAATCTTTCAGAAGCTATGGCAATTGTTGTTGATGGAGGAGGTGCTTGTCCAATAAGAATAGGCTATCAAGAAATTAATTCTATTTTTTATATGAATAAAAATAAAATTATTAAACTATTTCAACATTTTAGCAATTTAAGATCTTTATATTTAAATAAAAATTTTAATAAATTTTATGATACTTACTCTGACTATATATCTGTTGATTTTATTAATGGGGTTGAATATTACTTTTCTTCATTATGTTTAGGTGGAATGAATTTTATTGAAGCATGTGAACTTGCAAATATGAAAGGGGAATATGGAAAATTAATGGGGCTATCTTCCTACGGATATACTAATAAAAAATTTAATTTAAACTATGATTTTGTTAAAATTGCAAAAGATGCTCAAGAAAAAACATTCAATGAAACATGTCAATTAATAGAAAAAGCATATAGTTATAAAAAAACAAATAATTTTATTTTATCTGGAGGGTATTTTTTGAACTGCAGTAATAATTTTAAATACGTTAAAAAATATCCTAATATTAATTTTTTTGTAGATCCAGTACCTCACGATGGTGGAACAGCGATAGGAGCATGTATTTATTATGATAAATATAAATAATATTGATGAAGCAGTAGCAATATTACTTGAACAAAAACCATTGGTTATTTTTCAAGGCCACAGTGAATGGGGACCCAGAGCTTTAGGGAATAGATCTATTTTATTTGATCCAAGAAATAAAGATGCAAAAGATATTGTTAACAATTTTAAAAAAAGAGAATGGTGGAGACCTTTGGCTGGAACAATTTTATTAGAACATGTTCACGATTGGTTTGATATTGGTAATTTAAAAGAATCACCTTATATGAGTTTTGCAGTAGATGCTAAAAAACAGGCGATTGAAAAAATACCTTCAATTGTTCATGTGGATAATACCTGTAGAATTCAAACAGTTACAAAAGAACAAAATTTAAATTATTATAATTTAATAAATCAATTTTATAAAAAAACTAATGTTCCTGTATTATTAAATACTTCTTTTAATTTAGCTGGATTTCCAATAGTTGAAACTTTAGAACATGCAATTTGGACTTGTTCATCTTCTGAATTTAAATACTTATATACACCAATATAAAATAAAATGTTAGAAATAGATATTTTTAAAGAAACCATTTATTTTTTTAATAAAGATGAATGGGTAAATGATTTAAACAAATTTTCAGATCCTTACATTAAGAAAGCAGAAGAATTAAACAAAGGATTTAATGGTTTGGGAATAGTCCATCATTCAACACCATTGATACAAGACATTAATTTTAAAGAATTCATTGAATTTATAAATCAAAATTCTTATGATATTTTAAATAAACAAGGATATGATTTATCAAATCATATTTTGGCAACAACTGAATTATGGGTACAGGAGTTTTCAAATAAGGGGGGTGGACAACATACTCCACATGTACATTATAATGGACATATATCTGGTTTTTATTTTTTAAAATGCTCTGAAAATACATCTCGCCCTGTTTTCACAGATCCAAAACCAGGTAAAATAATGAGTCTTTTACCTGAAAAGAATAAAGATTTAATTACTAATGCTTCAGAAAAAATTAATATAAAAATTAAACCAGGTCTTTTTGTGTTTTTTAATTCTTATATGACGCATGAATATGTGCTAGATCAAGGAATAGATCCATTTAGATTTATTCATTTTAATATACGAGCTTTTCCTAAAGAACTTTTAAACTATAATAAATAAAAGGTTAGATGATGTACTCTGATTCAAAAGAATATTTAAAATATCTTTTACAAAAAAACATAATAATATCTACTGAAAAAATATCTTTTGAAAAATTAAACGAAAATGTATTAAACGAAGACTTGGACTTTAATAAACTCAACAAAGAATTCATTGAAAATGGTTTTTGCGTAATAGATAATATTTTAAAAAAAGAATTTTGCGAGAGATTACAAAAATTTATGTTAACTATAAATATTAGAGAAGACATTTATAATGAATATGCAGCCGTAAACTTTGACAAAAATGGTAAAAAAATATGGTTTGCACTATTAACAAATATATCTGATGAATTAAAAAATAAATTTAATTTTTTAAAAAATTTAAATTATCAAAGAGGATGGTCTTTTATACATAGTAATAGTCAAAATAAGTCTGTAGAAAAACATGCAGACCCTGGATCTTTAATTACATTTAATATCTGGTGTACACCAGATGAATGTATTTTAGATAATAATGAAAAATATAATGGTGTTGTTATTTATGATACTTTTAATATAGATGAAACAGATAAGTGTCTTAAAAAAATTGTGTCTTATAAATTTAATAGAGCAGTTGTATTTGACAGTAGAAAAATACACGAGTCTTTAGTAGCAAGATTTAAAGATGGGTATGAAAATAGAAAAATAAATTATACCTTTTTATATAAATAACATACAAATAACTCTATATTTTAACTTGGCCAAATATAAGGTATAATGGCCTATGCCATTAAAAAAGATAGCATTAAAATCAGGATTTAATAAACAAGCTACCGCATGCCTTTAAAAATATCTACAATCTTTTAGATATATTCAATCAATGGTATAATAATCATAAATATGCCATTAAAAAAGATAGCATTAAAATCAGGATTTAATAAACAAGCTACCGCTTCACAAGCTGAAGGAGAGTGGATTGATGGAGATAATGTACGTTTTCGTTATGGCTCACCTGAGAAAATAGGCGGTTGGGAACAAATTACATCTAAACTAATGGTAGGGGCAGTTAGAGCTCAATGGTCGTGGACCGATTTAACTGGTAGACGATACGCAGCTCTTGGGACTAATAAATGTCTTTATGTATATGATGGAGATGATATTTATGACATTACTCCTCTTGATTCAACAAGAGCGTTAGCTTCTTGTACCTATACTTCTATAACAGGATCAGCAACAGTTACGGTTAATAAAAACTCACATGGATTATTAGTTGGAGAATTAATTAAATTTACAAGTGCCACGACTCCAGGACCTACTACAACTGGATATACATCAGCAAGTTTTACAACAAATATATTTGAAGTTGTTACTGTACCAACATTAAATACTTTTACTATTACTATGGCAACAGTTGAAACTGGAACTGGAGTAACTACTGGCGGAACATTAGGTTTAACACCTTATTATCTTGTAGGTCCACTTTCAGCAACATTAGCATATGGTTGGGGAGCTGGAACTTGGGGACTATCCACTTGGGGTACACCTAGAACAGTATCTAATACAGATATTGCAGCAGGAAACTGGTCATTGGATAATTTTGGTGAAGATTTAATAGCAACTATAAAAAATAACAATACTTTTAAATGGAACCCTAGTGCTGGAACTGGAGTTAATACTAGAGCTACATTAGTTCCAAATAATCCAACAGCTTCTATTATGACAATAGTTTCAGATAGAGATAGACATTTATTACATTTAGGAACAGAGACTACTATTGGAAGTCCTTCAACTCAGGATCCAATGTTTATAAGATTTTCAGATCAAGAAGATATTGAAGTATATGAACCAACATCTACAAATACAGCAGGTACATTTAGATTAGATGATGGTACGACTATTGTTGGTGCTGTAAGAGCAAAAGATTATATTTTAGTTTTAACAGATACAGCAGCATATAGTATTCAATTTGTTGGATCTCCTTATACATTTAGTATTAGAAAAGTAGGATCTAATTGTGGTTGTATTGGTCAACATGCTATAGCGTTCGTTAATGGAGCTGTTTGGTGGATGGGGGATTCTGGTGGATTTAATATGTATGATGGTACAGTTAAAGACGTGGATTCTTTAGTTGAAGATTTTGTATTTACTACTAAAGGTATTGATAATTTAGGACTTAATTATTCAGCGGGAGATATTATTTATGCTGGATTAAATACACTGTTTACTGAAATAAGTTGGTTCTATCCTAAAGCTGGATCAACACAAATTGATAGAGTAACTACTGTT